GCTTCTTCGTCCTTGTACTCGCTGAGTTTCTTCATTTTGTCTTCCTCCTCTTTGAAAAAAGGCAGAGCTATACACTCTGCCTTATATTGATATTGCCCTTATGCTGTGCCTGCCTTCACGTAGACTTCATAAGGAATGGTCTCCGGGTCTGCCATTGAGTAATGAGCCATATAGTCAAACGGGAACTGTCCCTTTGCTCTATCACTCGTTGTAAGACGGAAACCGCCCGTGTTCAGTACATCTTTCAAGTGGATCGCCACATATCCGGCACCATCCCCGGTGTTTTCATCCGAATAGTCAGCGATAACCCAGATATCTGCAAAGTCCGTATCTTTAAGATTCATTCTCGGAATGATCTTTGTGGTGTCCGTACCGTCGATATCTGCCGCCGCCATAAGGCTCTTTGCTGACGTTGTGTCCAGAGTCAGAAGCGTACCGCTGACATGAACGGCAATATCCGTGATCTGCTTCATCTCCTTGGTGTTCTTCGGGCAGTTGTCTACATCCTCCCCAAAGTCTGTAAATTCGGGTGTAGCCTCAAACGTGAGACCGCCCGTGGTAGCACCCACAAGCCCTGTTACCGCACCCGTGGAAGGTGTAAAACCCTTTGCCAGAATCCCGGCATTCAACACGAGCTTTTCAAAGGTATCTTCGGGCACCTGTGTGAATTTTCCTCTCATCCTATCCTCCGTATTCTGCCTCAAAGTTGAGGACTATTCTCCGTATGGTATCATCTGTATCATTCATCCTCTGTGCAAATGGTGTCCCCGGCTTGATCCAAAGCACCTTGTCGATGATCCGTCCACCTCTCCCGAGGTCTTCCTCTATCGCATCTTTGATCTCTGTCGCCTGTACCCATGATTTGCTCCGACTCCAAATGGATGCGGTTATTGATATTGGTCGGTCAAAGGTATCGGTTGAGACCTCGTATGTGATCCGTGGAAGTTCCGCATCCTCCGGCACCGTGTTGGCATCGTAGGCCGGGACTCCAAATGCACTAAAGAATTTGTGTAGTGCCTGCTCTTTTACCATTAGTCACCTCCCGGGAGTGTCCACTCTTCGCACGTTACCTGTCTCATGTTAAGACCTGCACTCTTCGGAGTGAATTTATCATCCCCATCCGATGTGACTCTGAATATCTTTCCATCCCTTGTCCTTCGGAGTACATCATGATACTCGAGCACGATATTCTTTTTCGTGGTTAAGGTGTACACCGATGTTACACCCTGTGCCTCGGCTGTTCTCGCTTGCATAGAGCTGTCGAAAACCATTGCCCCTTGGATTGTTACACCATCCACATAAACAGGCTTAAAACCGCCTATACCATCGTCTGTGCGTGTCTTATCCAAAAGCACATACTCTTCCGTCATATCGTCTATAAGGCTCATATCTTCCTGTACCTCCTTAAACGATCTGCAAATACACTCTGCCATGTACCGACAGAGGATTGTGAAACTGCACCGCCGCTTGATTTGGAGTAGGAATATCCACCAAAGGACTCGGAGCTATACGGACTCATGTTTTCACTCTCCACATTTCCGTATTTTGTCTGCCATGCTTCAATTTCTGATGCAAGGCTTTCAAAATCCGGTGGAACAGCCATAAGCCATACCGCCCCATCAAAGGATTCATCTTTGAGCGTTTCTGAACTGTGCTTATGTACTCCGTCATTGAACACACTACCTATAATCCGGTAATATTGCCCGTCCTGTATGCCCATATCCCCATCATTTACAGAGGTGAGCACACCATCCTCTACCTTGAACAGGCCATAGAATCTCGGCTGATTGTAGTTAAACCAATTCTTAAGATATAAACACAGTTCAGAAATCATCTCTTATTTCCCCTTTTTCTGCGTCTTTTCGGGTTTCTGTACGGGCTTTTCAATCGGTTTCTTTACACTGCCCGTACTCGTAACGATAACTGCCATATATTAGCCCTCCAAAAGCACGAGGTTCGACAGGTCGAACAACTGTGTTCTCTGTCCTGTTTCGCTCGTCTGAACAACTGCAAGTTTCTGTGTGTTCTTGTCAGTTACCTTGAATACACCAATCTTGTCGGAATCAAGAGTTACAAGACCGCTACCATCGCTCGGCATCAGCCCTACCTTGACATCCTCGTAAGTGAGTCCCTCGGAGAAGTCATCGAAAGCGAGTCCGATGAAATATCCCTCTCCCCAATCGGTTACTAACTGTCCACTCTTCAACTTTGTCAGTTTACCGTTAATTGTGTCTCCCGATACGGTTACATCAGCCTGTATATCACTTGCTAATGTCCCCCAGAAATCCACGCTACCGTCTACGGGTTCAACGGTAGCGTCTGTCAGTTTCCCGAGTTTACCGTTGCAACAGCAATACCATCAAGGTACTCTGCCCACAGCTTCATGCCCATCAGAGCATAGGACTCGCCGACAGCTGTGGAGTAGTTGCCCTGTGCATGGAATCCGACGAGGTTGGTCTCACCGCTTACGGTGTAGTCCAGACCGAGCTTTGCGTACTCGCTGTCGGACGGATCAATGTAGTAGAGGTCGATATTCTCTACCGGGCAAGCGATGACGGTGTTCCGTGCGATATCCGGAGCAGACAGCAGGAACAGGGTCTTATATCCCATAAAGTTC